CTACGAACACAAAATATCGCCTGAAGATATAACGGTAAAAATAGAAAAGCGGAAAAGGAAAGGATAACGATATGAAATACGATAGATTTAATGAGGTTTTAGAAACCACTATAAAAAAATGTATTGATACATTAAGCGTGAAATCAAATGAATACGCAACCGAGGACAGACTACACAATTTCAAAGTTGCTGCCGAGATTCAGAATTGCACACCTATTACAGCTCTTGCCGGAATGATGGCAAAGCATACCGTATCTGTTTATGACCTTATTAAGAAACAGGAAAACGGTTTTGTTGTATCAAGGGAAATGTGGGACGAGAAAATCGGCGACAGCATCAATTATTTAATTCTGCTTTCTGCTCTTGTTCAGGAAAGGTTTGACGAAGAAACCGAGGGAGCGTGTATATGCAATGAACAACTTTAATTTGGGAACACACATAAATATCCCGGCTCAATCAATCGACCTTTCAGAGGGCGTTACCTCTTATGTATCAAAAATTGCGGTACAGATACAGGAAACGATTGACAATGCAATAGTTGACGAGATTGTAAAAGTCGCTAAACAGCAGGGCATTACAGATGTATATCTTCTCAACAAACAAAACATTTTATCTGTGCTGAAAAAACAGCTAATGCCTATGAAACCTGATTATGAGGACGACTATGATTACGCAAAATGCCCTACTTGCGGACACGATGATTTTGAATACGGAGTGAATAATTGGGGTTGCAACCACTGCCCTAAATGCGGTCAGGCGTTAGATTGGAGCGATGTGGAATGAAAGAAACCTGTGTAGATAGATTCATAAGAAAAATCCAAAAGAGTGCTGTCGAAAAAGCAATCGAGTATTTCAACAAAAGACTGTTTGATACACACGGATTTCCTATCGACAAAGAACATACCGAAACAGCGGTCAAAGCATTATATAAAGCAAATAAATTAAGTCCCATACCATACGATAAGCATTATTTCAAATGCCCGGCTTGTAAAGAGGATTTGGGTATAGACGAGGACGACATATTTGTTTATGAAGAAACGCCCCCGAACTTTTGCGAGAAATGCGGTCAAGCGTTGGATTGGAGTGATATTAAATGATTACAATCAATATTCTCGGTACAAGATACGAATTTTGCGAACGCACCTTAGCTGAGGACGAATACTTAAAAAACTGTGACGGCTACTGCGATAAAACATCAAAAACCATTGTAGTCAGAACAGACCTTGCATCAGACTTAAACGATGTCGAGGTCTATCGTAAAAAGGTAATCAGACACGAAATCATACACGCTTTTTTGAATGAAAGCGGATTGGTTGAAAATTGGGAACATAAACAATGGGGACAGGACGAAACCTTTATTGATTGGGTTGCTATCCAATTCCCAAAGATTTTAGCTGTATTTCAAGAATTGGGGTGTTTATAAATGAAAGTATATGAACTTATCAATGAACTATCAAAGCTCCCTGCAGGTGCAAAAGTAGAGTTGCACGCAACTCTGTCAGAGAGTGAGGTTAAGGCGTTGCCTGTTGTTGATGTTGACGAGAGTACTGACGAAAAAATGTATGCTCTTACTCTTTCAGTCCACGAAGCTATAACAGACGGTGACCTTGCTATCCTATACAACTGAGAGGAATGATATCATGATATCAAAATCAATGACTTGTGATAAATGCGGAAAGCCGATTGTAAATAAAACAGGTTGCTACAATGAAAATTATGCTTTGCGATACAGCTCAGCAAAAATAACGCTTTGGGGTGTCGGTGAAATGCGAAGCTCTCTCGGACAGAGAATAGACCTGTGTGAAGATTGCTATAACAGTTTTGTAGGTTGGCTTGAAAGTGGGGCGACAGAATGAGCAGAGAAGATTTTGAGGGTTTAAGGCAGCTTGCAAAAGCGAATCACGATGCAAGAGTTGCTAAAACCCCACAGCGTTTGAAATATGCTGTTGAGCAGCTTAACCGAAACGGCATCACATATAAAGTGTGCTGCGAAACCACAGGACAGATTAACTGTTACTTTGCTAATGGCACAGTCCTTACATTCTACGCAGGGACAGGCAAAATAAAAGGATATGAGCAACAGCGAGGTATCAAATCCTTTATCAGAATATGTATAGCGGAGCGTGATAGAAAATGAAAGTCAAAGAATGTAACGGCTGCAAGCACTGTGAAAGACGAACCTTTTCTACATACCATATACCTAAAAATTATCATCCTGTCGGATTCTCTCACGCTTATGCTTATTGTACTCTGCATCAAAAGAGAGTATCAGAGGTTAAAAAATGTAATAAGGAGCGTGATAGAAAATGAAGAAAATTTTATTTTTAATTGTGTGGTTATTTTTTCTTCCTATAATTGCTGTGCTTAGTATTTTCTCTATTGCTTTTGATGCTGTTGGAACAGGGTTCAAGGGTGCTGCCGAGGTTACTGATAGCATCGGCGAAGCGATTGTAAACCTGTTGGAAGCAAAGGAGTAATGTTATGAAAGCAATACTAAAATATCCCGGTGCAAAGTGGCGATTGGCAGATTGGATAATCATTTACTTTCCCGAACACAAGGTATATTGTGAGCCGTTCTTTGGTTCAGGTGCGGTGTTCTTCAAGAAAAAGCCGTCCTACATAGAAACCATAAACGATATAGACGGAAATATTGTAAATCTATTTAAGGTCTGCAGGGAATGTCCTGAGGAATTGGCACACCTCATAGAGCTTACGCCTTTTGCAAGGGACGAATTTGTTGACTGCTACGAGATAGAATGTGCCGATAAGGTTGAAAGAGCAAGACGAACACTCGTCAGATTTCATCAATCTTTTGGAACTACTAACAGCTCTAAAACCTCTTGGCGTAATGTTCAGGTGTACGGCGGTCCTCGATGTGCAACAATGTGGAATTATCTTCCGGACACTATCAGAGGTTGTGCTGAACGCTTGAAAAATGCACAGATTGAAAACATAGATGCTCTGAAACTGATTCAGAGATACAACAACGAAAATACACTTATTTACTGTGACCCACCGTACCTGCAGAAGCTTCGGAAAAGAAATATGTATGCTAATGAGCTTACCGATGCACAACACATTGAGCTGCTTGACACCATAAAGCAGAGTAAATCAATGATAATTATAAGCGGTTATGATAATGACCTTTATAATGAAGCTCTTGCAGGGTGGGACACTGCAACAAAGGAAACAACGGCACAGATGGGATTACATCGTACCGAGAAAATATGGGCGAATTTTGAATTAAAACAATCGCCTGCTGAAGATTAGGGGGTTATAGCCTTGGCAAACGCATTTACAAAAAGCGAATTAGTCAAAATGTGGAAAAGACCTGTTGAGCGACAATACAATGTTGCGGTCAGTAAAATATTAGAAGCACTGAAAGACACTGACGGCGAAATTGCTATTTGCTTTTCAGGTGGTAAAGATAGCTCCCTATTACTTGATATGTTCTGCGAAATTTACTCACAGATTGATAAATACAAAGGAAAACCCATAACCGTTTACTTTGCAAACACCACTAACGAAACAAAAAAAATGCTACAATTCATAGACTTTTTTGTTTCTTGGGTTCAAAAGCAATGGGGCGTTAAGCTTGATTTCAAAGAGGTACGCCCCGAAAAAGGTCTTACTTGGGCGAGCTTTGTAAAGGAAAACGGCATACCCCTGATAAGCAAAGAACAGGCTAAATGCGTGCGAATGGTCAGACGAGATGTAGAAAAGATAGGCTGTGACCTATCAACGCTCGAAAAATATTATCGTGGCGGTATGGATGCTGTAAATGCTCTTTTCGATATGGGGTTCTCTAAAACCGCTGTGTTGAATCTTACAGGGTGGGTATCAAGCAGACAAGCTTTCGGCGAGGGTTTTATTCTCTCAAAGGTTTGGCTTCCTATGGTGTTTTGCCCTGTACCAATTTCAGAACAGTGCTGTGTAAACATAAAAGAAAAACCGCTTCACCAATTCCCTAACATAGTAATGACAGGTGAACAGGCAGCAGAAAGTAAAACTCGTGAAAATGTATATCTGAAAACAGGTTGCAACATCAGATTCGATAACGGCGATTACAAATCAAAGCCTTTTGGTGCTATGACCTTAGACGGAATACTTTTTGCCCTACAGTATAGAAAGACACCGATTTGCGGTGATTATGGCTCTATTGTTCGGGATAATGACGGACATTACCGATGCACAAAAACCAACAGAACCGGGTGTGCGTTATGCGGTTTCGGGTGTCAATATGATACAGAAAGATTTGTAAGACTTACTGATGAAGAACCTGCAAAAGTTAAATTCGCATTTACACCGAGAGAAAAAGGCGGTGCAGGATACGGTGAAGCTATCGAATATATGAACGAGTATTGCGGTACAAAGGTTCAGATACCAAAGCTAAAATAAACTTTGAAACGAGGTAAAAGAAAATGAATACAGTTAGTCTTTTTGACGGTATGGCTTGCGGTGCTTTGGGTATGCAAGCTGCAGGCATAGAGATAGAAAATTACGAAGCCTTTGAAATTGATAAATACGCTATTCAGACTGCAACGCATAACTTTCCCTTTATAAAACAGCACGGTGATGTGTTCAATGCAAAATTCACACAATTTGAGGGTGCTGACCTCGTTTGCGGTGGTAGTCCCTGCACCAAATGGAGTATCGCTCAAAAGAATGACCGGGAAACAGAAGCCGAGGGCGAGGGTTGGGATTTGTTCTCTCAGTATGCAAGAGCTATCGAAGAGATAAAACCTAAATACTTTATATATGAGAACAACAAGTCAATGAGTACCACTATCAGAGATAGTATATCAAATGTTTTCGATTTTGAACCTATACACATAAACTCGGCGTTAGTGTCTGCTCAAAATCGACACAGATTATATTGGGTTGGCAAACGGAAACCTAATGGGGGGGGTTACTCCAAAATTGAGGTTGAGCAACCTGCCGATAAAGGTATCCTACTGAGAGATATTCTTGAAAGCGGTGTTGCTGACAGAGAAAAAGCGTATTGCTTGAAACATCAAGCAGGCAACGCAAGAGATTACATCAAAAAACATCATACACAAGTTGCTTTTGAACCTATCCGCATCGGGACTATCGAAAACAATCTAAAAAATCCATCATTCGACAGTAAGCAATATCGAGTGTATTCCCCTAACGGCAAAGCAACAACATTATGCGGTCAGGGCGGTGGCTTAGGAGCTAAAACAGGTTTATACCTCTGCCCCACCGATTCATTTGAGCAACAACCTGTATATGAAGTTAAGAACGGATTTATAAAATACAAAGATATAGCCTATCCGATAAATCTTGAAGATGGGTTTTACATAATAAGGAAGCTGACAGTAAAAGAATGTATGCGATTGCAGACCGTTCCTGAGTGGTATCAATTCCCTGTATCAGACACACAGGCGTACAAAATGCTCGGTAATGGTTGGACTGTTGATGTTATCGCACATCTTATGTCGTATATGAAATGAGGTGTTATGCTATGGCAAGAAAATACACGCCCGATGCTCACTCTATATGTGTTGAGTGCAGACAGCCTATCGGGAACGAGAAATATTTGTGGACGAAATCAAGAGGTTATCCACCTACTTTTATACATACAAGGTGCTACGAAAAGCTACTACCAAAAAATCAGACGAAAGCAGGTAAATAATATGCGACACGGAAAACGACCGACAGTAAGACAAAAGAAATTTTTAAGCTCTCATAACCTAAATTGTGATAATTGGTTAGTCGTAAGGGACGACAAGGGCATTATGATAATCAAGCACCGTCAGACAGGCACGGTGCGTGAGATAAAGAAAGAGCAATAAGTAACCTCGTATGAGGTATAAAGGAGCAACCGCTTATGCAAAGAGATAGAAAAATAAAAATATCAGTCGGAACAAGCAGGCGTGCAACCGTATGGAACGCAAGCGAATTACTTGTATCTGAACTGTGGACTAAACTGAAAGTACCGACAAGGGGTGCAGAAACCCTTGCTGAATACATGAGCTACAAGAAATCTCAGCAAGACGACCTGAAAGACATCGGGGGTTTTGTCGGTGGTACTCTGAACGGCACACGCAGAAAGGCAAACAATGTTACAGGCAGAGATATTGTCACTCTTGACCTTGATAACATTCCTGCAGGTGGCACAGAGGATATTGTACGCAGAGTTGAAGCATTAGGCTGTGGCTACTGTATTTATAGTACAAGAAAACATCAGCCTGCTGCACCAAGACTTAGAGTGCTTCTTCCTCTCGACCGTACAATTACTGCTGAGGAATATGAGCCTATTGCACGCCGTATCGGTGAATACATCGGCTTAGAGTTTGCAGACCCTACGACATTTGAGGTTAGCCGTCTGATGTATTGGCCGTCCTGCTCAAAGGATAGTCAGTATGTATATTATGTAGGCGATAAGGACTTTGTATCTGCTGACGGTATGCTTGCTACATATACCGATTGGCACGATATGTCACAGTGGCCGGCACTGCCGGGGCAAGCTCAATTTACCAAGCTTGCTGTAAAGCAGGGCGACCCTGAAGCAAAAAACGGTGTTGTCGGTGCGTTCTGCCGTACCTACGATATTTACCGTGCTATGGAAGAACTTATCCCCGGTATCTATGAGCCTTGCGAAACAATGCCCGGAAGATACACATATATTGACGGTTCAACAACAGGCGGTGCTGTTCTATATGAAAACGGCAAATTCCTATACAGCCACCACGCAACAGACCCTTGTAGCGGAAAGCTTGTAAATGCTTTCGACCTTGTAAGGTTACATAAATTTGCCGACAAGGACGATGATGCACAAGTCGGGACACCTGCTGTCAGACTGCCGTCCTATACTGCTATGTGCGAATATGCTGTTGCACTCCCTGAGGTATCAGGTCTGATGTCACAGGAACGCTACGAATCAGCAGTAAAAGATTTTGAGGGTATCACCGCCGACAACAATGATGAAATATCTAATTGGGCGAGCTTACTTGAAATCAACAGTCAGACAGGGGCAATAAAAGGCACTATAAACAATGTGCTTATTATCCTTGAACACGACCCTATGTTAAAAGGAAAATTCGCTCTGAATGAGTTTTCAGGGGTTGGCGAGGTATTAGATGCACTACCTTGGAACAGTAGTCCCAAGCACAGATTATGGGAAGATAACGACAATCAGGGTTTGTATTGGTATCTTGAAAAGGTTTATAAGATAACAGGCAACGGAAAGATTGACGGAGCTTTGTCGCTCCACTCCAACAAGTTTGCTTTCAATAATGTAAAGGACTATCTTGTGGGACTTAAAGACCAATGGGACGGAAAGCCAAGACTTGATACCTTGTTTATAGATTACCTCGGTGCAAGAGATACAGCATACAACAGAGCCGTAACACGCAAAGCCTTTGTAGCTGCTATTGCACGAGCAATGATACCGGGGTGCAAATATGACAATATGGTTATCTTAGTCGGTCCGCAGGGACTTGGTAAAAGTACCCTGCTCGATAAAATGAGTAAAGGGTGGTTCAATGATAGTATCAGAACCTTTGAGGGTAAAGAAGCATCGGAGCTTCTTCGTGGTGTATGGCTTGTAGAGATAGCCGAGCTTGATGCTTTCAGAAAGACAGATGTATCACGAATAAAACAGTTTCTATCCCTTAGAGCTGACCGATTCCGTGCAGCTTATGGCAGAAATGTTAAAGAGATACCCCGTACTTGTATATTCTTCGGAACGACCAATAAGCAAGAGTTTCTGCAGGACACCACAGGTAACCGCCGTTTCTGGCCGATAGATACAGGCAAGGTCAGACATACCAAAAGCGTATGGAAAGACCTGACCGATGATGAAATCAATCAGCTTTGGGCGGAAGCTTTTGCAAGGTGGCAGATGGGCGAATCACTGTATTTGACAGGTGCTATCGAAGAAGAAGCTATCGCACGACAGGAAGAACACAGAGAAGCATCACCGAGAGAGGGTGCGGTTAAAGACTTTCTCGAAAAGAGCATACCTGAGGACTTTAACAAATGGGAGCTTGACAAACGCAGAATGTTTTGGGCAGGAAGCGTGCAGGGTGAAATCAAACTCGTTGAGCGTGACAGGGTTTGTGCTGCTGAGATATGGTGTGAAGCTTTCGGCGGTAGTATCAAGGAAATGAAAAACCAAGATACAAGAGAGCTTAACGGTATATTGGAAGCGTTACCCGATTGGGAAAAATCGTCAAGTCCTATGCGTTTTGGTGTATATGGCGTGCAAAGAGGATTTGTCAGAAAAGAGTGTAACGAATAGCGTAACAGGACGGTGTAACACTCAAAAATGCCTGAAAATTGTTTACAAAGCAGGCTGTTACAAAAAATAAAGTGTTACACCGAATGTTACACAAAATGTTACACCTGAAAATCGCACTGTTACTGACTTTCTTATTAAATGTAACATTGTAACAATTATTTTCTATTAAGTAGAAAACAAAGGGTTTATAGAGTAAAAAAATATTATATAACCCTATAAATATTAAATTTTAAGTAATTATAAGGAATTATTTGTAACTCTGTTTACAGGGGGTATTTAGATGCTTGAAAAAGAGATAGAACAATATCTTTGCAAAAAGGTAAAGAACGAATTACACGGCAGAGCTTTTAAGTTTGTAAGTCCGGGTTTCAATGGAGTTCCTGACCGCATTGTCTTAGTGCCTATGGGTCGGATTTACTTTGTGGAACTGAAAGCACCCGGTAAAAAAATGCGAAAGCTTCAGATATGGGTTGCGGATTTAATCAGAGGATTAGGCTTCGTGGTTTTGATGATAGACACCAAAGAAAAGGTTGACGATTTTATAAGGAGTGTAATGGAAAATGAAATATGAACCACATAACTATCAGGCATATTGTATTCAGAGAGTTGTAAACGATAATGCAGTCGGGTTGTTTCTTCGTCCCGGTTTGGGTAAAACATCTATTACACTTTCGGCAATAAACATCTTGAAATATTACAAATGGCAGGTATCAAAGTGTTTGGTTATTGCACCGAAAAAGGTTGCGGAAGCGACTTGGAATAAGGAAAGGGACAAATGGGAACATCTACAACACCTGAGAATATCAAATGTACTTGGCAGCAAGACGAAAAGAATCAAGGCACTTAACACCCCTGCTGATGTCTATGTTATAAACAGAGAGAATATTATGTGGCTTGTCGATTATTATAAACAATCGTGGCCGTTTGATATGGTGGTGCTTGATGAAAGTACATCTTTTAAGAATGGTACGACTAAACGATTTACAGCGTTGAAGCTTGTGAGAAGATTTATAAATAGAATTGTGCTTCTGACAGGTACACCTGCATCGAAAGGTGTTGAGGATTTATGGTCGCAAGTGTATTTACTTGATGGCGGACAAAGACTTGGCAGGACAATAACACAATTCAGACAGATATACTACGACTGTTCTATCAGGCGAAACGCACAAGGCAAGGACTATCGGCATTACAGCGAAAAGGACTTTGCAGAGGAAAGCATATTAAAGCTTATCAGCGATATTTGTATCAGTATGAAATCTGAGGACTATTTAGAGCTGCCTGACCTTATTACTCACGAAATTCCTGTAAAGCTTGATAGCAAAATAGAAAAACAGTATAAGCAGTTTGAGGAAGATTTATTACTTGAAATTGATGAAGAACAGGTTACTGCATTTAATGCAGGGGTTCTTGTCGGCAAGCTATTACAGTTTTGTGCCGGTGCTATTTACAACGAGGATAAAAAAGTCGTACATATTCACGACTGTAAAATGGAAGCATACTTAGAATTACTTGAACGATTAGAGGGTGAACCTTGCATCACCTTTTACGGATACCAACACGACAGGGACCGTATCTTGGAAGCATTATCGAAAACAAAGCTTCGTGTTAGAGTTTACAAAGGGGTTCAGGACGAAAACGATTGGAACGATGGTCAGATTGATGTGTTGTTGGTACACCCTGCAAGCTGTGCATACGGTCTTAATCTGCAGGCAGGTGGCAGACACATTGTTTGGTACACACCGAATTGGAGCTTTGAGCTTAACGACCAAGGCAAGTGCAGATTGTGGCGACAAGGTTCTAAGTACGATAAGGTGTATGTGCATTACTTGGTTGTTCAGGATAGTGTCGATGAAGATGTTATTGCTGCAATCAACAGTCGTGAAGAAACACATAACAATGTGATGAATGTATTAAAAGCAAGGGTTAAGAAAATCAAAGGTCAGGGGTGATTAGATGTTTAAGAAACGCAGAGGGATACATATTCCCTACAACGAGCAGGGACTTATATACTTTGTTTGTATGAATGTGAAAAAGATGCCTGTTGAGGTACAGAACAAAATATTAAACCTTTGTATCGAGGTTGCAGGTCAAGACTACAAAGCTTTGTATGAGGTCATGACGAATGATAACAAGTCCATTCTTAGTATTTCACTTGAATATTTTATAAACGAAAAACGGCTATATAAAATGCGTAAAGAGTTTTATGAAAAGTGGAATTCTACTTAAAATGTCCGATAACAGGCGAATCAGATATTTTATAATTAGGTGTAAGATGAAATCATTGTATCTGTCAATCAGCAGATGCAACGATTTCAGTTATGCCTATTATTTTATGCAGAAAAGCGGTGAAAACTATGTCGAGAGGTCAAAAGACACCGCCTGAGGAGGTCTATAAGGTTATGACCTCTTGGGTGGTAACAAACAATTTCAAAGAAACAGCAAGGGAGCTTGATATGGCAGTTACGACTGTCAGGGACATTGTTGTAAAGCATAAGGACGAGGACGAGTTCGTTCAACTTCGTAACGAAAAGATGACGGAGTTTTCTGTCAGAGCTTCTGAGGTTATCCAAAAAGGCTTGACCCTACTTAACAAAAGACTTGACCGTGCAATCACATCTGAGGAAGATTTAGACATTCTGATTGATGAGATATTTGCAACGGATAAAGAAGAATTGACACAGGACGAGAAAAATCGACTTGTTTCTAAGATTAGACAGTTACAGCTTGTTGATATTAAAGCCATTACAACCGCTATTGGCACTCTTTATGATAAAAAAGCTTTGGCAGAGGGTAAACCTACTGACAATACAAAGGTTACCTTTGAGCTACCCCCGGAAGTGAAGCCGTATGCAGAATAACAATGTTGATTTATCTCAATCAAGCGATAAGCAGTTACGCTTTATGGCTTCTAAAAAGCGTTATATAGGATATGGCGGTGCAAGGGGTGGCGGTAAATCGTGGGCGTTACGAAAGAAAATAACGCTTCTCGGTATGAATTATCCCGGCATCAGAATCCTTTTGCTTCGTAGAACCTACCCTGAATTGAAAGAAAACCATATCAATATCCTTGTGTCAGAGCTTAAAGGCATCGCAGATTATAAGGAATCAGACAAAGTGTTCACATTCCTTAATGGAAGCACGATAAAGCTCGGTTACTGTGATAGTGAACGAGATGTGTTGCAGTATCAGGGTATCGAGTACGACATTATATGTATGGACGAAGCAACACAGTTTACAGAGTTCCAATATCAGACCTTGACTGCCTGCTTGCGTGGTGCGAACGACTTTCCAAAGAGAATGTATCTCACCTGTAACCCCGGCGGTGTTGGTCACGAGTGGGTTAAAAGGCTATTTATTACTAAAAGATATAAACAGGACGAAAAAGCTGAGGAATACGAGTTTATTCCTGCAACAGTTTTTGACAATAAGGTCCTTATGGAAAAAGACCCCGGCTACCTGAATATGCTGAATAACCTTGACGACAAGCTTCGTCAGGCGTGGCGTGATGGTAATTGGGATATGCTTGCAGGACAGTATTTCTCTGAATTCAATAGAAATGTTCATGTTGTCGAGCCGTTCCCCATTCCTGAGCATTGGAAGAAATACAGAGCCATTGACTACGGTCTTGACTGTTTGGCTTGCGTATGGGTAGCGGTCGATGAGCTGAATAATTGGTACATCTATCGTGAATATGGCGAACCTGACAAGACTATTTCAGTCGGAGCTGCAGAGCTTGTGGCGTTATCGTGTTTAGACATTATCGAATACACGGTCGCACCATCTGACCTGTGGGCGAGGTCGCAGGAAACCGCCAAGAGTAAAGCAGATATATTCGCAGAGAACGGCTTGCCACTTGTAAAGGGTAACAACAACCGTGAAACAGGTTGGCTTGCTATAAAAGATAAATTGCGTGTGTTTCAGACAGACAACGGACAAGAGGAAAGCCAATTACGGATATTTTCCACTTGTGAACAGCTTATTGAGTATCTACCTGCCCTGCAGAGAGATGCAAAGAAGCCTACCGACTGTATGACTGAGCCACACCATATTACACACTTGCCTGATGCACTCAGGTATTTTGCAGTTCAGTACATTTATCCGTCCAAACCACCTAAAAAGGAATTGACGGAATTGGATAAATACAAAAAGAAAGTGTTGCGTGGCAACACGAGGAAAAGGAGTTATTACTGATGTATGTAAGAAAGTTAAAAAGAAAATGCAGTGTCAGAGGGTGCAAATGTACCGACACATACGCCATTTCGCTTACTCGTGAGGTTGGCAACACAGTTATTATCTGTAAAAGTTGCTTGGGTAAGGCGTTAGGTGCTATTGATGAGGTAAACCCTGACACAAAGAGCAACATTCCTGTTGCAGAGAACAACCCTGCACCGCCTTTATTCTTTAATGCGGTTGCA